GTCCAGTCGTAAGGCCCGGTTGTCACCGTGTACGTGGGCTTGTAGGCCACGACCAGGCGTTCATCAATGTTGGGCGGCCCCGCAGCCGTGCACATCCCCGATTTTTCGACTTTTATCATCGCGGAGCCACGGAGATCGGAGCTGTTGAGGTCGCGATTGCGCAACTCCTCAATGGCATTGGTGAATTTGGTTCTTTGGTTCGCAGGGAACTTCTCGAGCCAAGCGGCTATGATCTCAGATGTGACCACAATCTCATCCACGTGGAACGCAGACAGGGCCGACCCACCCATGGCACCCAAATGGTAGAGGTGCTCCCAAAGGCCGTCTTTGGGGGTGGGCGTCTCTCGTCCGATGCGAACCGCGAAACCGTGGAGGAACGCGGGCACATCAGCCTCGGCGGTCGTAGGGACGAACGGGCCGAGGGCGACGAGAGACAGGTGCACCGAGCTCAAAGGCGGCGGTGGCCGCGTCTCTGGGAGAACGCGGACTTTAGTCTTCTTAGCCTGAGGAGGGACGGGCAGAGTCTTCCGGCCATAGACCGGATAAAACTGCGAGTCAGTACCAATGACGACAGGCTGAGCGACTGTGGAGGCGATCCCACCCTGCCGAAGCTGGTGGAAGGTGAGCGCCTCAGACGTCTGGTGGTTGTCCTCCATGCAACACGTTGCGAACCAATTGCGGGGATCGCAGGCGTGCCACCATCGCCAAAGGGCGACTGGTTTTCCAATGAGGGTGGAAGCGTGGAGGTCGAACAATGCGCCGTGAGTGGCGTTCATCCGTCCAAACGTGGCGGACTCTTCCTCCGCGCCTGATGTCATCGCGGCGGCAACCGCAACGAGCAAAACACGCAGAATGAGGTCCGGAGGATGGCCACCCGTCAACAAGTAACGCTTGCCCAGCTCCACAAGGGAGCGGAGGAGGGTAGGGGTGCGGGGACACCCGGTGGCCTTGGCCGACAAAATGCCAATGAGGTCGGTCGGAATGGCGACCATGCGCTGACCGTCGGAGTAGGCGTAAGGAACACCATACTTCAAGGTCATGCGCACAATCGGCTGGGAATGCGTCACACCCGATCCGTCGTTGTCGAGTCCCAAAGCGCGGAGAGCTGTGGAGTTTGGAATCTCCTGGTTAACTCGCGCAAGGTAGTCGGAAGCGACGTCATACTCGCAACGGATGTCGGCCCAACCCTGTGGGGTCGGGGGGTGACTACGCCCGGGGACCACCATGAATTCGTAAACATGGGAGTCAAAATGGGTGGAAATATGGTTCCACACGAGAGTGTTCTTGCCATCGCTCCAGTTGGGCCTACGGAGCCACCCG